GGATAATATCCGCGACACAGCGCACGTGGGCAATATCTACGGCACAGCGCACGTGGGTAATATATGCGGCACAGCGCACGTGGATAATATCTACGGCATAGCGCACGTGGGTAATATATGCGGCACAGCGCGCGTGGATAATATCCGCGGCACAGCGCACGTGGGTAATATATGCGGCACAGCGCACGTGGGTAATATCTGCGACACAGCGCGCGTGGATAATATATGCGGCACAGCGCACGTGGATAATATCTACGGCACAGCGCACGTGGGTAATATATGCGGCACAGCGCACGTGGATTATATCTACGACACAGCGCACGTGGATTATATAAAAGATTATGCCATAGTATTTTTGTCAAGAAAAAATGGAGTAATAACGATGAGAACGGCGGATGACGCGAAAGTAGAGGTTAAAAATGGAAAAACAATTTAGGGCGTGGGATAAAGCAGAAAAGAAATATAACGACTTAGTAAAAATAACAATAAAAGGCAGGTGGTAACAAATGGAAAATAATGTGTGTAAGGTTTGCGGTGGGAACGGATTTGGTGAACCTAAAGTAATAAATAATAAATACGTGGGAGACCAAATGTGTACAGAATGTAACGGAACAGGAAAAACGCAGGGCGTTGAACTTACGAAAGAAGAAATGAGGAACATATGTAATTTAATTCCATGCAATTTTGATGGTGGAGAACCACCGTGCGGTTACGATTGTGAGACAGTTAAAATAATAAAAAGAGCACTTACAACTCACAAGACCAAGCTGATAGCAGGTATTATAAACGCATTGCCTGCTGAATATAACGCAAACGAAGGATATGAATTTAATTATGTTTGCGGATGGAACGAAGCGATCTGCGCAGTCAAAAAAATATTAAAGAACCTGAAATGAAAAATCATTATAAGGCTTTATGGTGGATAAGAAAAATACATTGCGCCGATTGCATACGCCGCGAACGTCCTGTTATTAAGAATTTTAATATTTATGTGTGTCAATTAGGCTGTACTTTTTATTCAGCGATAAAAGAAATATACATGAGCTTAAAAAAAGGGGAGGCGAATAAATGACCTTTGAAAAATTTAACGAGATATATGATAAGGCGGTTACTATGTGCAGGATTAAATGTATTAATGTAAACAGACGGCAAATAGTTAGTTTATTTAGAGACGGCTCTTTTAAATTATCCGATGAAAGCCGTTTAAAATCATTAAAAAAGAAAAATTTTGAATACGATTGTTGCGAATGTCGTTGCACCCCTGACCGTGAATATATGTTTAAACTTTTAAAGGAGGAAGGAGGAAAATGAAGTACGACATAATTTATGCCGATCCACCGTGGAACTACGATGATAAGGCGTTATCTGGCAAGCGTGGGGCTGGGTGCAAGTATATGACGCAAAGCACGGCATGGTTAATGTCTTTACCTGTAGGAAAAATAGCGAAAGAAAATTCTGTTTTATTCATGTGGGTAACAATGCCAAAGTTGAATGAATGTTTTGAAATAATAAAAGCGTGGGGATTTGAATACAAAACTTGCGCTTTTACGTGGGTTAAAAGAAACAGACAAAGTAGAACGTGGTTTATGGGTATGGGGAGTTGGACAAGAGCAAATGCAGAACTTTGTTTGTTAGCAACGAAAGGAAAACCTAAAAGAATAAACGCAGGAATAAGTCAAATTATAGATACGGCAATCGAAGGGCACAGCAGAAAGCCGATTGAAGTCAGGGAGCGCATAGAAAAACTAATGGGGGGGGGCATGAATAAAATCGAACTTTTTGCCCGGGAACGAAACGAACTTTTTAATGAATATGAAGGTTGGGATGTGTGGGGTAACGAAATAAAATCAGACATAACTTTAAATACAAAGGAGGAAATGAAATGAAATTTAAAAAAGCTGATATTTTTAAAAATTTAAGGGATTTTGTGGCTTGCAGTCTTGACGGTAGATATGACGCAAAAGATTGCGACAGCGAAATGAAAGGATTTAATTTAGGCGTAAAAGAAACGTGCAAAAACTTAACAAGTTTAATTGACGAACTGGAAGGAGCGGAAAAATGCCAGCCAGAAAATATGAAATAGCGTGCGAACTTTGCGGACATCCGACCAAAGGTGTTAAGTACTGTGTATCATGCGCCAAAGACCAGCACATCATAAAAGGCACGGAAAATAAAAGGGTTGAGCGTCAAAGTTACAGGCGAAAGAAATTTAAGAGAGGAAAGACTAACCCGGATTTATTTAAGATAAATTCAGCGAATGACAGATATTGGACAGACAAGATACTGAATGAGTGTTAAAAAAAATAAGGAGTATAAAAATGAAAAAATGTGATTGCTGTTTAAAAGAGAGCAGAGAAAAATTAATAATTTTATCAGATGCTTATAAAAGTAACGACATAAAAGAAGTATGTGAGAAATGCAAAGATAAGGCTGAAAAAATAGTAAGAAAATATATTGACAGGCGTGACAAATTGATAAAAAGAGAGACAAAAGAAGTTTGTCAATTTTTTATTAATGAAAACAAAAAATCAAAAGCCTTTTCAAACAGAAAAGAATTAAGTGTTGAACGGATCATAGACATTTTAATTGAAAATGACATATGGAAAGATACGCCAGATTCTTACGAACGAGAATATTTTTACGGTCAAGCTAAAGCAATTGTAGAAGAATATAAAAAAATAAGGAGCTGAAGGATGAAAAAATTATGGCGTAAATTTTTATGTGGCGCAGGGTTTCACGTGTGGTATTTTTATTTAAACGACAAAAACTGGTTACGAATGGGGCATAACGAGTTAAAATGGATTCAATGGTGCAAATATTGCGGAAAGGAAAGGCGATAACAAAAAAAAGGAGAACAAATAAAATGAAAAAAGAAATATATCTGTGGCGCAAAGTTTTTAAAAAAGTATCGCTAAGCGGAAAGAAGATATATGTCGCCGCTCCGTATTCAGGTGATGTCAAAAAAAACATAGAAAGGGCTAAAATGTACGCCAAAATACTTCAAAATTTTGAATGTTATCCTTTTGTTCCTCACATAGCTTTTTCGTTTATGCCGGAAACAAATGAGACAGAAAGAAAAATCATATTTGACCATTGTTTTAAGTGGATTGATAGCTGTGATTATTTATTTGTGTTTGGGTTGAGCGACGGCGTAAAAAAAGAAATAGAATATGCAGAGAAGATAGGAAAGCCAGTATGGTATTTTTGTCGATATAACTTATCACATAAAAATAAAATAAAAATATAGTTGACATATTTTTGTTTTATAGTATATTTGCGCATGTAGAGAAGAAGAAACACAAAAGTGGACAAACATAAGGAAACCGGTCAAACGGTGATTTTATGTGCGTTCACTTTTTTTTTATTTTTAACACATCGAAGTAAACCACATAAATAATCACTGAGATAATTATATCCAAAAAGCAAACGTCAACGTGTCGCAGCGTTGTCGCCGGGTGGCAGGGTATCGCAGCCCTGCCGCCTCCCTAAAAATTGAGGTGAATAAATGAGCTATGACACATACGAGTTTTACCGTTTAAGAGGTGAAAAAGGAGCAAGTGACATAGAACAGGTATTTTTTTGGAATTATGTAACACCAGATTTTCCGTGGGGAACATATTACGTATTCAGATACAGACACAGGTGGGCGAGGTGAAAATATGAAAATAAAATATATACACATAGACTGCCCTGGATATAGAGGGTTTTATCAGATAGAAAATACAAATGGCGAAGGCGGTTGTAGTGTGTCGTTGTGCCCTAAAGATTGTCCGTTTATTGGTGATTATATTGATTGTGAAACAAGAAAAGCCTTTGGTTGCAAGATAAACATGCCGATAATTAAATTTGCAAATAAAGACAACACAAAGGATATACAGCCGAAGCATATAAAAATAGCCGTTTTATGCAATGACAACGATAAATATTTTGAAGGAATTAAGTTGATAAGCGAGGTGAAGTCGTGAGCCACACACTTAAATTTATTGTTTATGACGCAGACACAAAAACAGAAACAAGTAAATTTTATTTAATAAGTGATATAGAAATGGTAAATGGGGGTGGACCCAAAGCTACATGGCAAGATGTTATAGAGCAAAAAGGGAAAAAGTTAGTTGCAGATGTAGCTGAGGAATTAAGATTGTCAAATGGACATAAATAACGCATAAATAAACAGCTGGAGGAAAAAATGACAAGCAAACAAGCAATATCGAACACAAAGAAAAGGATAGTAAAAGCAGCCTTGGAAGAAAAGTTATTAGAAATAAACAAAGACAAGTATTTTGATGAATTTACTGAAGAAACAAAGGCAATAATAGCCAAAGCAATGATACTAATGCAGCTGGATAGGCTAACTAACCCCGAAAAGGTAAAGGTTGATCAAGAAATAAAACACGTTAAAGAAAGCTTTATAAATAAACTAATAATAATATTACTCATCTTAAGCGTAATAGTTATATTCATATTACCCTTAGGTAGATAGACAATGATAAATAAAAACATAATGTTGATATCAATTGTTGCCATATTTTATTTTTATTTTATTTGTTGTTCTTTTTATCCCAAAATTGCTATCATTTCTTTTATATTGCTACTACTATTTTATATTTTTATCCTTATTTTAAAAGGATATTATTAGATTGAGTTATAGCGAAACTTTCGTAAATATATCGCATAACAAGTGTTATGTTAACTACGACATGCGAGGTGAATATAAAATGTTACAAATTATATACATAATGTACAGTTTAGCATACATTTTATATAAATATGTATCAGATAAGATACATGGGGGGTCATTTTATATGCGATTAGAAGAAATAGAGGCACACTATACCTCAAAAATATCGTAATAAAATATGGAACTTTTTTTAAGGAGAGTAAAAATGAAGGTGAAGGGAATGAGTGAAGATAGGTTGAAAGAAGCATTGAAATGGTGTAAAGAAAATGAGGTTAAGAGGTATAAAGAGGTTATAGCGTTATTGAATGAAATAATCAAAGAGCTGAGAGGTGGAAAATGATAGTAATCGTGGTGTGCCATGACAATTTGGAATATACGAAGGGGTTTGTTGAGGGCGTGAAGAGAGTGGGGGAAAATATGTCAGGAGTAAAGGTTGTACTGGTGGATAATGGGTCGGGGGAAGAGACACGGGAATATTTGGACGGGTTAAAAGGTGAATTTGATGTTGTGAGGAATGAGAAAAATGAATGGTTTACGGTGGCGAATAAGGATGTGATTGATAAGTATCCGGGTGAGGATATATATCTGGTGAATAATGACGTGGTGGTTAAAAAAGGGTGGTTAAGTGGAAGAAAGTTTTTGAAGGAATACGGGGCTATAGGAGCGCTGCAATTAAGCCCTCAGGATGAGAGGGTAATAACGTTTGCTGGAGGCGGAGATGACTTTGCCGGGCATGTGGCAATGTGGGAGTGGAGATTGCCGGATAAAGAGATATGGGAAGTTAGTTGGTTGACGGGATGCGGAATGATGATAAACAGGGTTGCTTATGACGCTGTGGGTGGGTTGGATACGGGGTTGAAACATTACTGTCAGGATAGCGATATATCGTTGAGGATGATTAAGGCTGGGTACAAAATAGGTGTATGCAAGGGGATGAGGATAGTCCACTTTGGAGGGCAGACAACGCAGGCGGCGGTAAGGAGCGGAAATCAGGAAATTTTGAAGCAAGGGGATATTGACCAGTATAATTTTGCAAGGAAACACGGGGTGCAGTGCGGAAGGCATAATTTCAAGCCTGCTATCACAGACTTAAAGACGCATTATGACAATTATTTTAACAATGACGAAATGCAGTTGAAAAATATTGAAGCCTCAAGGATAGAGGCAAAGGATTTGTTGAGCAAATTTGACTGGAAAGGGAAAAAGGTGCTTGAGATAGGATGTGGGTTCGGAAAAGTGGTTGAATTTTTGCAGACGGAAGGCGTGGACGCTTACGGGATAGATATTTCAGAAACGGCGGTCAAGCGCGGGGGAGTAAAGAATGTAATGCAGGGTGATTTAATTGATTTTAACGAGAAGTATGACGTTATATTCAGCAAGGCTGTTCTGGAACATGTTCCAGCTAAAAAAATAAGGGTACTTATCAAAAAAATATATGACAACTTGAACGAGGAAGGGATAACACACCACAATATAGACACGGAGCAGGGAACAGACCCAACGCACGTATTAATTGCGCCTATTGATGTCTGGAAAAATTCTTTTGAATCGTTTGGGTTTAAAACTTTGGAAATAAAACATTTACACGGCGGTATTTATTGGTGTACGTGGCAAAAAATTAAACTTGCTGATGGCGGAGCCGATTATTTTGACAAGACTTATTTCGAGGACGGTACAAAGAACGGGTTGAAAGATAGTTTCAACAGATATTTTGAAGACGGGGTAAATGTGGCTAACAGGCTTGAAAAACTTATTCCCGAAATGAATAAGGACTGGAAAATATTAGAAGTCGGCTGTGCTTACGGACACACATTAAAGGCTTTAAGGGATAAAGGATATTATCAAATTAGGGGCGCTGATATTTCACAGTATAGTGTTGATAAGGGTATAAAAGAATTTAATATTGAACTGTTTCAGAAAAACATTGAAAAAGAGGAATTAAATGTTATAGCTAAAAACGTCGACCTTGTTTATTCGTGCATTACCCTTGAACACATCCACGAAAAAAACGCAGATTTTGTTGTTAAGAACTTAGCAGAAGTAACAAAGCCCGACGGTTACAATTATCACGCCATCGACTTAACACAAGGTCAGGATACAACGCACTATTGTATAAAATCCCGTCAATGGTGGATTGATTTGTTTGTAAAGCATGGGTTTATCGAAATTCCTTTAGCAGAAGAACAGATAAGATTAAATTGGTTTTTGTTTAGGAGGACAAAATGAAAAAAGAAAAAGTATATTGTAAAGAATGTAAGCATTTAGGAAACGTAAGTATAGTAGATAGGAATCATCCACTTCGCCCATGTAACACATATACTTGCCATTATCGCAATGAAAAAGAGGTTACAGATACATTTTATGAAAGGTTAATAACTATATTTGACCCTAAAATACAAAACGCCAGAAATAATTGTAAATTTTACGAAAAAAAAAGAGAGGTGAAAAATGGGTAAACGTGAACAGATAAACAAAAGGTTGCCGTATCAGAAAGAGGAAAGGAAACATGTTTTTGTTTGCACTATGAATATTGACGATACCACAAGAAGGCTTGATTATGTAATGCGCAGGCATCATGTTTATTTGGATTATCAAAATTTATCAGTATCACCCAAAGAAGCCATGAAACACAATATGGAATACGCTGATTTAATGCAAAAAATAACATGGGAATATAGGTATGATTTGATAAAAAAAGGATATGACGAAAGTAGGGGCGATAGCACAGGAGTGATTATATCAAGTTCAAGACAGCCTTATCTTGTTTATTCTGTGGGAATTTTTGAAGGGAAAGATTATAGTTCAACATATATGTGTTATGCTCCAGCGTTATTTAATCAGCTTGCCCAGCTTGCCGAATCTAAAAATTCCAAAAAACGCACACGCACACACACGCAGGGTGCTAAAAGATGAATATATTAATGTGCAATCACCACGTGCCATATATATATATGCTTGCGCACACAGGGCATGATTTTTTTGTGTTAAATCACACCGGGCGTTTCTGGGATTTGCGCATGCGCCCTGTTCCGGGAAATGTGCATATAATCGAAGGAGCTTTAGATAGCAGTTTATTTTTTAAAGATATAATTACTGGGAAACTTAAAATTGACAGGATAATTTTACAGGACGCTTTTGCAAAAACAAATCAGGGAACGTATTTAATAGATGATGTTACCACCGAATATATGAACATTCCCAAAATATTATTATTCCACAATTCTTTTCAGACAAATTTCAATGAACCGGAAATGAAAGAAAAAATAAAAGAAAAAACAAAAGGGTTCAAGAAAGTTTTTATTTCTGAGTTTAAGAAAAAATCATGGAACGAGGACGGAGCTGTTATTAAACCCGGTTTTGATTTGGAAGAATGGGGCGGTTGGCGAGGTATTGTTAATCGTGGGCTTGTATGCCTAAACAATGCCATGCACAGGGATTTTATGAATAATACGACTAAGATAAGGCTTGTTGGCGTTGATTATCCGATTAATTTATTAGGCGAAGAAGATGGAAAGGGCGAACTGGCAAACAATTTTGAACATTTGAAAAATTATTACAAAGATTTTAGGTGGTATATATGCCTGAATAATCCAGATTATGAGGACGGATATAATTTATCCATGCTTGAAGCTATGGCAACGGGTATGCCTGCCGTAACGCTTGACCACCCGTCAACGCCTATTAAGTCAGGTATTAACGGCTTTAAGTCAGACGATATTCAGGCGATAAATAAATTTTTGCATACCGCAACTTGGGAAGAAGCGCATAATTTAGGCAGGCAGGCAAGAGAGACTGTTAAAAAAGAATTTCCAATGGATGCTTTTATTGATAATTGGAATAAAGTATTAGAGATGCCCTAATGGGTCAGTGGATGGCGAAACCAGTCGGGAGACCCAAATTACCACCCGGCGTTTTAACTAAACACCCGGAAAAGCTAACCCGGTGGACGGATAAAACAGGAATGCTCTCACACAAACGGTTAAAGGTGGCGAACATCGTGGAAGAAGAAGGAAAAAAGAAGGCTACAGATATTATAAAAAAAGAATTTGAAGCGGTTATCGGACGTGTGGCAATCGATGATATAGCGCAAATTCAGGAACAATTTTTGGAAACTATTAAAAAAGATGACAGGAAATTAACACATCAGCAGCAAATGCTGTTGACCAATGCCATGCTCACTTCTCAAAAGAAAATATTGGACATGATAGTTGACAAAGAATTTACAAAAAGAAGAAAGAATATGAAGATTTTAAAATGGGCCGCTAAACATCAGTTATCAATGGCAGAGGTATTCTTAGCCGAACTAAGAAAGGCAAATTTTGAGCTTGACGAAATGCAACACGGAAAAAAACGGGTAAATGTAAACGCCAATGTTCCGGCGCAAAGTATAGAAAGTTTTTTAGAGATAAAAAAAGAAAACATCATTGACGCAGAACAGGAGCCTGTCATGGATGATAATACCGGCATCGATACCGATAAAAAATGAAATTTTAATACCGCTAATAGAACGAATTTTTAAAGACGCTGGTTATTTGTTACAAGATTATCAAAGAGACGTGATTTTATGCAATGCCATGAGGGTTATTATATTAAAAGCAAGAGGCATAGGCATAACGGTTGCAATGGCTTTAAAAATATTGTTGCTGGCTATGACAATAAAAGGCGAATACATAGTTATATCTCACGATAAAGATAGTGCAATGCACGTATTAACGAGTATTCAGGATTTTTATAACGTATTAATAAAATATCCGTTTGACTGGAACTGTAAGATGTCGGGAAATCGTGAAGGCTCAAAAGACGAGAAACATTTTAGCAATGGAAGTGTAATAAAGTCAGTATCAAGCACTCCGAAGGCTATACGAGGTTATCACGGATTTGTATTCTGGGATGAGGCGGCTTTTCATACCGCAGACAAAGAACTAAGAAAGGCTATACGAGGATGTTTAATGCCAGCGTTCCCTTTTTACATTGCTTCAACGCCGAACGAAATGGTCGGTGAGTTTTATAAGATATGGGAAGAAGGCAAGAAAAAAGTATGGAAAAAATTTTTGCTTAATTATGAAAAATGCCAGGTTCCCGGATATCAGCAGACAGTTTTACAAGAAAAAGAAGATGCGTTGTCAATGGGCTTGCTGGATGATTGGGCGCAGGAATATAATTGTAAATTTATAGACGGTTCTACAAGGCTTTTTAACTGGCCGTTCATTTCTGAACACGTTGAAAAAGAAATTGCCCGGGATGTATCGCTGGACTTCGCTGGGATAGACTTTGGGAAAAAAGCGGATCATAGCGAGCTTGTTTCGGTCGGTAAAGATAAAAATGGAATCGTGCGTGTGCCGAGATTAATAGAATATCAATTAAAACAAGATTACACGATACAGGTGGCAAACATGGCAGAATGGATTAAGAATACAAAAAGTTTAAAAGCTGTTTTTCCTGACTTGACGGGTGTAGGAAACTCTGTTGTTGAACCTTTACAGCAAGAATTTGGATATTTAATAAAACCAATATCGTTCACGAATCAAATAAAAGAGAAAATGATTATGTATCTGTACACGTTAATGCACTCAGGCGGAATATTGTTGCCGGATGATAAGAAATTAAAAGAACAGTTGCACAGCTTGAGACGAGAGACAACAGATACAGGATTAACCAGATACAAGCATGAAGAAGGCAAGCATGATGATAGAGTATGGGCTCTGGCTCTTGCATTGCAAGGATATGCAGGGCAGGCTTTGGAATTTAATGACGCTAAAATAGAGACAAGCGGGAAAAATAAATACGCCACAAATGGCATAGGTAAAATATCCCGAATGAGGGAAATGATGAGGCGGTTAAATGCAAACTAAAACAGATTTAGACATGGCTAATGTTTCCGGGTACTTGCAAAAAGGAATAGGGATTTGGTTAGGTGATATTCCGAAGGAACATGCTTTAAATATAAAAACTATAAACAAGAAAAATCCAGTATCCGATTATGTTTTTGACTTTGAGTTTATGAAATTTGATATCAACGTTGATTTTATTTTAATGAAATCATACATAAGGACAACGTACAATCCGATTTTAACTTTAGCAAAAGCGTGCAAGCTCATAAAGCCCGGCGGTTATTTATTGATTTTAGATAATACGGGAGCGGACGCTGATACAAAAAATTATTATAACTTTTTAGAAATGGAAGGAATATTGCAGTTGTTTGAGGATTATATTTTTATTGAGAATAGAGGATTAACGGGAAATCAAAAAAAATATTATTACGTTTGCAGAAAAAAACAGGAGGTAATAGCCGATGGGAAAGAAATGGAACAAGAAGATGAAATTAGAGAGGAAAAAGGAAGCGAAATTAACAGCTAAAAGGCTTGAGGACTTTATAGAAAAAATGAACAAAGAATTTTGCCCAAACAACACGACAAGCACAGCGTTATTTAAAAACCAGAATAAAGGCAGGCGGTAACGTGGATATAAATTGTTTGCATGGAATAATAGGCAGGGATTTAAAAGTATTGGATTATAATACGGATAAAGAGCTGGGAAAATATTTAGAGAAGCAAGGAAGCCTTGTTTCTTTTTTTGAAGGAACACAAGAAAGCGAGCTTGACACGGATTATGACGTTATTATTTATTTTGAGAAAGATATTGACGTTATAAAAAGGCTGACAGCAAGGTTAAAAGTTTTCGGAAAACTTATAATTGACATTGACGAAAGAGATATAGAGATACAAGGATATATTCAAAATTTTTATAACAAAATAAGAGAAGGGCAATATGTAAAAACAAATTTAAATATTATGATGATATACAATTACAACGAAGGAACAACGGGAGATTTTTTAGAACGTGCTTTTAAACATTACGCACGTGTTATGCGTCCGAATATAAAACCCAATGGCGAGGGAATAAGAACGCTGGTAAAACAATATAAAATTGATTTAATATTGCAGGTAGACAGCGGGGGGTGGGTGAGAATACCGCCTGATATTGGGTGCAAAACAGCGTGTTATTCAATAGACACTTTCAACAACACTGAAAAGATTTTTGATATTATAAAAAATTATGATTATAAATTTTTTGCACAAAAAAGATTTGCACAAAAAGATAAAGAATACTGGCTGCCTCTTGGAGCGGATACGGACGTATACAAGCCGGTAAATACCACACTTGAACACGATATATCTTTCTGTGGAACTTTTTTAGTTAAAAAATCACAGGCTGACAGGAATAAATATTTAAAAACTTTGGTCAATGAAGCCTATAAAGGCGGTTTAAATTTTTATTTAGGCAGAGACTATAACGAACATGCCTGTTTAAAATATAACCAGAGCAGGCTTGTTTTTAATATGGGAATAGCTAACGATATTAACATGCGTTTTTTTGAGGTCATGGCATGTGGAATACCGCAATTATATAACCACGTTGACGGAATAGAAGAATTAGGCTTTAAAGCTGATGAGCATTATTTATCTTTTGAAAACGAAAAAGAGATGATAAAAAAAATGTGGCTGGCTATCAATTACCCTGACAAGCTAAAAGACATGGTCGAAAAATCGTTTTATTTAGTTATGAATAATCATACTTATAAACACAGGATAGAACAATTAATAAAAATAGTGTTTAAATAGGGTTGATTTATTTTTAGAAGTATGATATATGGGGGTTGAAATTAAATCTTACTAAGGAAGGGTGTGATTTACGAGCTGGAGACCTAAATTAGGTCAATTTGTTTCTACCGGCGGTAAGCAAGCGTTCAAAGCCTTTGACGGCTTGTATAATACCTATACCACTTCACCCAGCGCAATATCCCTTTCTGATATTGACGCAATGGTTAATTTCCACGCCATTGCCGAACCAATGTCTATTGTAAAATCATTATACGCTACACGGGATTGGTATATTTCCGGCGATAAAAAAGAAATAACTTCTTGGTTAAAAAAATGTTTGAATAAATTTTGGGATAAGTTTATTAACGATTCTATGACCGCCATGGAATACGGTTTTTTTGACGGCATAAAAGATTTTTATTTAGGCGAAGATGGCAAGTGGTGGATAAAAAGTATAAAACCTTTAAAACCGCATTACACAACTTTACTTGAAGATGACAACGGGAATTTTGCAGGCGTTCAGCAAGATTTTAGAGAAGGCTTAGAAAAAGAAAAGAATTTTAAAATTTACGAGGCAAAAGATTGTTTTCATTTTGCGTATAACCAAAAGTTTGATGACCCGTATGGAATTTCCCGTTTAGTTTCCGCGCGTTACCCTTATATAACCTATAAATACATAATCGAAATGACAAATATTTTTTATGAAAATTATATTAGTCCGGCAAAAAAAGGATTTGCGCCACAGGGAAAGGGAGACACCATAGAAGGCGTTAAAGAATTTAATGTCAAAATATTATCAGACAAATTAAAAGAAATGGAATTAGGCGGAGCTAAAGACATAACGTTGCCTTCGGAAACAGACGAAAAAGGCAACAGACGTTGGGATGTTGAACTACTTGAAAGTTCCCGAACCGGCGCAGATTATATGGATTACTTGAAGTTTTTAGAGACTAAAATGTCGCACGGGGTATTAGTTCCTGAACTTGCTTTTTCCCAGACTGGTTCAGGATCATATAATTTATTTGACGGACAAGAGGCTTTTTTGGCTTACAAATCAGATACAGATATGGCGCAATTTGCGGCTGCTGTAAATGAGCAGATAATTGATTTTTTAGTTGATTTAAATTTTGGGTCTGAATATGTGGGAGAATATAAGCTTGAATTTACAAAAGCATCAAGAAAAGATAAAAACTTAGCCTCACAAATAATACAGGGATTGACGCAAAATAATAAAATTGATTTTGATTACGAACAGTTAAGCCGCATGACGGGGCTTAAAATAACTAAAAATATAATTGAAACAGCACAGGCAATCGAAAATATAAAGAACGGCGAGGCTACAAAAAAACAAATAGTAGTAGAAAAAAACAAAGAAAAACCAATGCAATTAGAATTGCCTTTAAATGAAATAGTTGAATTTGGCGGGGCTGGAAGCGGCAATTTTAATCATAGCGGCAGACCTGGGGAAGTGGGAGGAAGTGGAGACGGAGGCGGAGGAAAAAATGATAATGAAAATTCAAGAGGGTTTTTAAAAATGTATACAGGTGATAACAAGTCAACTGTATTAGAAAAAACGTTTTCCAGAACTGTGGAAGCAGACGAGGAAGAATCATATATTTTAAAAAACAATGGAATCGAAAAAGTCTCAACGCATTTGGACACCGCAATAGAAAAAGGACTTATAGATAAAAGCAAATACGACAGTGTTGAAGAAGGCGCAACTGAAGCTAATATTTTATTGGTTCGCGACGGGTACACATGCGCAACCGCTTATGGGCATAGCGTTGGAATTCGCGGTGGAAGTGAAAAAGATATAAATGATATGGCATTATTATTAGGAGCAGAACAAATGGAAATGTCTTTGTCTTGCAGTTATAAAGCGCACTTTGAAAAAAGCAAAAGACCTTTAACGCCCGCGGAACAAAAAGTAAATTTTGCAAAACTTGAAGATGTATACAATAATGCCGAAGTAATAGAATCAAAAATGGCAAAAATACTTAGAGAAATACAATCTAAAATTATAACCAAAGCTAAAAAACCTTTTTTATCTGGTGATATTTTAAAAATGAAAAACTTTGCGCTGGATGATAAATCTATATTTATAGACGATTTTACCAATGAAATGCTTGATACTTACAAGAAAAGTTTTAACAACGTTGTCGAAGAATTAAAATTAAATAAATCTTTAACTTCCGCAAATTTAGAAATGACAACTTTAAAAATTGAAGAAATGGCATCTAAACAATTATCTGATATAAGCTATGCCGTAAAAAATATATTAATGGCTGGCGTTATAAATTCTACAGATTTTAACACTGTCGAAAAACAAATAAACGATTATTTTGATGATTTTGTTAACAACAAAATGCCGATAGGCGTGGAAATATCTATTGCCGAAATGGTGGATGACGGACGGCGTGCGGGGGCGGATGACCCAAACGTTGAACTTGCTCAGTGGTCAGCGATTATGGACAACAGCGTTTGCGATTTATGCGCCACGTTAGATATGCGAGTTGTGGCAGTCAATAGCCCTGAATATAACGAATACACGCCGGGTAATTTACATAAAGGTTGCAGGTGTGTGTGGATATACATATTAAAAGGCGAATCAAATAAACCGCCAATAGATTGGCAGACACCGCCTCAAGATTTGCAAGAAAAATATATGAGGAGATGATATATGGAAAATATTTTACAGTTATTTTTTGAGGAACTTGGAAATTTTGAATTTAACAAAGATACAAAAAAGTATAGAAAAGAAGTTGCAAAAACCGGATTGTTTACCAGTGCGGACGGTAAGCAGTGGAATATAACAGAGGCTTTTTTTGATGAACTTGTAAAAAACTTTGATGTTACAAAAGATATACCCGTGCCTAAAGGTCATGCAGGCATGGCAGATCCGGCGCTTAATACTGGTTTTGTCCGTGGATTAGAAAGGGTTGGAAATAAATTATATGCGCTATTTGAAATAACGGAACCTGAAATATCGGAAAAGATAGATAACAACACAATCAAACATGTCAGTATCGGAGTAGTGATAAGGCAGGGAGTGGGTAAAGTATTGGAGCATATCGCCCTCACGCTTAAACCCGCTATACCTAACCTGTCATCTTTTGAACCGGCTATGTTTGAACAATTTTTTGAACAGATAAAAAATGAACCAGTAATTAAAAAAACAACAGAAGGAAGGCGTTTTATGACCCCGGAAGAAATTAAAGAACTACAGGAAAAGACAGCAAAGCTGGAACTTGAAAAGGCAGAAATGGAAAAACAGAAAATAGAACTGGAGGAAAAAAACAAGGTTCTTTTTGAAGCGCAGGTTGAAGCGGATATTAATTCTTTAATCGTTTCAAAAAAACTAAAACCGGCGCAGAAAGACCTTGCTAAAAAACTGATGATTGCCGGACAAGGCGAAACGGTAAAGGCTCTTTTTGAACAGAATGATAGTCTTCTTGAGCCGACAAATAAAAAAGAAGTAAAACGGTCAAGCACAGGAAAAGGCGTAAAACTTTATAAAGCCTCGGAAATTGAGCGTATGGCACAGTTTGAAATTGAGGACTTGATGAAAAAATCAGAAAACAAAGAAGTTGCGTTTGTGTCTGACGCTGATTATGTGCGGTTTGAGCAGAGTTTGCCGAAAGACGAACAGGGCAGAGCTGAATTTACCGAGTATGCCTCAGCGTTATCACAGCTAAATACTGGCTCTTTTTTCCTTCCAAAACTTTGGGAATCGAAAATAATTAGAGCGGTAAATGACGGTAATTATGGGCTTGACGCTATAGCAGTGCCTGCTACACGTGCGGACGGATACACGATACAGTGGCAGGTAGTGGGTACTCTTGCAGCTGCAGGTGGTAGGGCTGGACTTGGCACGACTACAGGCACAACCGGGATGACGATATCTACAGTAACCGCATCACCGCTTAGGTACGGTAATTCCGTTAGGTGGGAAGGAGAGGTTAATGACTGGTCAGTATCCAATATTGCAAACAGCGTCGTTTATCCTCTCTTGCTTGACGACTATCGGGGATTGCGTAATAGTCTGGCTCTCACAGCGCTCAACGCAGCCTCAGCAGCAATGGACGCACAGACTGTATGCGGTGGTACATTTGGTATTGGTACGACTAATTTGCATAAAATCGGAACATTTAACGACGAGGGCGCGCTTACACTTGCTAACTGTTTGACAGCGGCAACGTTGTTAAGGACAAACAGGGCAAGAAAATTCCCGGATAATACATACGTTTGTATTGCGACACCTGAACAGCTTTACTCGATACAGCAGGGTACTGGCTGGACAAATGTTGCCGATTACGCTGACTCAACAAGGCTTATATCCGGCGAAATCGGAAAATGTCTCGGTATAAGATTTGTTGACGATGACAGCATGGCATCAACTGTTGGAACTTACACAGCAGGTGCGGCTGGAACTGGAACAGCTTACACGGCGCTTATGGTCGGCGCTGAAGCACTCGGAAAAGGTTTTTCGAATGAAATATCCGTTAAATATTATGACGACGATTTACAGGACAACGGGTATATCAAAAGGATGCAGTATAACTTTACCGGTGCTTATGTAAGGCTCAAGACAACAGATGTAATTAAGATAAAAACAACTAAAGCCAATATCTTTTACTAGATTTTAGTTGATAAAAGGTGGGGGCTGTGATGAGCAGTCTCCACCAAAAAAAACAAAAGGAGTAAATATGTTTATAACATCAGGAAACGAAACTGTAACACCGTTTGGAGTTTTAAAACCTTTTTATGTTTATGAATTGTCATCTGATTTTATAAACAGATTAAATTCCGACAATAAAAGATGTATGGAAATAAGCGCAAAACCCGAACTTATAAACAAGAAGTATTTTGCAGGCTGTGTTAAAAACGGCGATAATATTATTATAAAAAGGCTTGGCGGTGCTGGTGATGTAATATGGACTTTGCCTGTTGCAAGACAACTTAAAAAATTATATCCAGATTGCAAAATAACATATTGGATAGCCGAACATCATTTTGATTTAGTCAAAAATAATCCTTACATTGACGGTGTTATGTCTAATCCGACAATAAAACAGTTAGATCCGTTTAACTGGATATTGGATTATTACGAAAGCATTGAAAGATATAACCCTGCCGAAAATGAAGAGGCATATGATTTGCACTGGAAATGGGCTTTTAACGAAGAGCCAAAAGATGATTTAATGGGCAATATATTTTTAACCGAAACAGAAATAAAAGACGCTGAAAATGTTTTTGGTAAAAATTATATAGTTGTTTCCATGTCATCAAGCAATCCAAAAAGAACATATTTTCAAATGCCAATAGTTATTGAAAAATTAATAGAAGAACATAATTGTAATATAATAGTAACAGGGCAAGGCTCTTTTAATGTGCCTGAAAAGCCTAAAATAAAAAATATGATAAATAAATTAAATTTAAGAGAACTTTTAGCAATAATAAACAACGCTAAATTAGTTATAGCCGCAGACAGCGGAAACATACACTTTGCCGGACAATTAGGCGTAAAAACAATAGGACTGTACAGCACGGCGCACGCCACAACAAGAACCAAATATTATAAAAACTTAGAGTATATACAATCTTGTGAGTGGTGTGCTCCGTGCTTAAAATTGGCTGAACCTTGCGCTAAAGACGGCGAATGTTTGAGCAGAATTAACACGGATACAGTAGTTAATCTGATTGGTGAGGCGCTATAGTGTACTGCACAACTGATTATTTAACTTTAAAATTTGCCGGGCGCTTTAATTTTGGAACGTCCGGAACCTGTTTAATGGGTACAGCACAAGCGCAAGCAATCATTGATACTATGACAAATTATATAGATATGGAACTTACTGATTTTTACGGAACCGTATCCCCTCTTTTTGGAACGAACGCCTACGGAACAGGAACGATACCTTTGGTGATAAAAGATATCTGTTCTGATTTATCCATGGGCATGATGTTTCAAAATACAGTTTTGACCATAACAGAAAAACAAAACACATGGGCGCAAGAAATTTATGGGCGTGGTACAGAGTGGCTTGGAAAATTAAAAAGTGGCGAATGGTACGTGTCAGAATTTAAGGGAACAAATTTAACGTCAACACCTTTAGTGTCCGGCGGTGAAACTTCTGTTTTCGGCGAAATATTATCTTTAAATAATACTGATATGGTGGCATTAAACAATCGGACAGTAATAGATAACAGCGTTATTGTGTACGGCACGCAAGCATTAAATCCCCCCGTATATAGACGATATATAGATTATAACTATTGGGCTTACGGAAAAGAAAAACAGGGAACTAATTATGGATACATTCAATCCACAGGAACAGGGTCAATAACAGGAAACTTTCCTGTTGTCGTCGATTACCTTTATAAAAAATTTCCGAATTTTTGTTTAAACGATGATGAAAAATGGGGATTGACTGAGAGGGAAAAAAGATGATTGGAATAAATGTAAAAATTGACGGACAGGATAAAATATTAAGGCGCATTGACGCTATATCAGCATTACCCAAAAATTTAATACCTTTATATAAAAGATGGGTTCCTGCGATCAGAAAAGAATGGGAAAACAATTTTGCAAATCAGGAAGCAGAAGGCAGGGCATGGGCGGCTTTAAAATATAAAAAGCCTAAAGAATTTGAAGGCAATCCAATTGGTATAAATACGGGCGAAATGAAAAATGCTGTATCAGGAATAGGAAAAGGCGCTGTAACTATAATGGATAAAAAAAGCCTTGAAATTGGTGTACAGATGAACAAGGCAGAATGGTTTCACAAGGGAACAAGAAAACAAACGACAAGACCTTTAATAAGTTTAGATAATCCGACAAAAAATAAATTAATGCAGATATTAAGACTGTGGATAAAAGAGGCTGTAAAATGACAGCTCCCAATCCGGTTAGTACTTTAAGTTTTTTAAACGGAACAAGCGGAACGCACGGATATGTGCAATTTACGCCGACAAATGCGGTAAGCTACAATATTTACAGAGCAGAGCAGCCGTTTAAAGATTTTGTTTTAGTAGCCAATACGGATTTAGGAACGTATACAGACAACACAGTCAGAGACCAAAAAGAATATAAATATTATATAGTTGGTCTTGACGCTTCAAATAATTACAGTTTGCCCTCTTATCAAGAATCTGCTTTTGTTTATTCAGGTCAATTTAATTTTTTAAATAATACTTTACAGGCACTTCAAGCAGAAATGAAGTCAGAATTACCCTTTTTTAATGATGTAAAAATTGGAAAATATGACGTTATTCCTGAAATTTTACCTTATTCTGAAATTTTTGTTGAAGAAGATAACGAAGAAAACATAAGCATTGGACACACGGGGCAAGTCGATAAAATATATAACATAAATATAAGAATATATACTAACGGAGCAGGACAAAATAATGAAACCGTTGAAGCGCAACTTATGGAATATACCGGAAAAACACAATCGTTATTAGAAGCATTAAAATCTTTTTCGCCGTATTGGTATATATCGGACATAACAAGTACAGAATACGGAAACGTAACGCTTGACGCAGTTGTTTTAAGGTTTGCAGATATAAAATGGCAATGCAAAAGACGAGTTTTAAGAAGCAATTAAAATAAAAGGAGAGTGTTTATTATGGCAACTTACAGGGCAGTACATGAAAGAACTGTAGCATTTGGAATGGAAGCAACTTATGGAGTTTTGGGATCTTATGCCCGATTAATTCCATGCGATTTTAAAATGGATTATAAAAGGGATAGTGTGTTAAAGCCTTTAATCGGCGGTGCAAGAATGGACACCGCAATTTATAAAAAAGAAGGGGCTTTATCAGGTAATTTTTCATTGCCGGTTATGTCCTCTGCTGTGGGTGAAATTTTAAAATCTTTTTTTGGAACAAGCACGGTAACAGGCGCTGGCGGAACTTTTTTACATACTTTTACCCCTGCCGGAACTATTTCAGACGGGTTTTCTTCAATGTGCGCAAAAATAAATTACGGACAAACAACTGTTTACGATTATTCTGGCATACGCATTGACAAATTAACCGTTTCAGGAGCGGCAAAAGAAGAATTAAAATTATCCGCTGATTTTATCGGAAAAAATGAAACAGCAGGCACGGCTTGCCCTGCTGCTATTGTTTACGGCACTTTAGCGCCAATAATTTTTTCACAAGTTGCTTTTACAATAGACGGCACTGTAAAAAATCCGCGAAATTTTAGCGTTGAGTTAAATAACGGAATGACAGACGGTTACAGGGTGGGAACAGATTACAACACAATCAGACCTCTACCAGGACAAAAGATGACTGGATTAATAAAATTTGATTTGGATTTTGAGGATAGCTCGGAAAGAAATAAATATATCGGCGGAACTTATTTAGCGCTTGATATTTTAGCACAGGGCGAAAGCATAGAAGCCGGAACGGGCAAGCAAGAATTAAGAATGACATTTCCTCGAATCAGTTATCAAACAGCGCCTTTTGAAACTTTTGACGGGCTTTTAGGTTTAACAGTATCCGCTTTTGTTTTAGACGGCACAAACACAACAGGCACAGGTAACGCAATATTCAAAGCGTTTAACACTGTAGCCGCATATTAAAAGGAGGCAACATGAAAGTAAAGTATGGGTTTAAAGAATTTGAAATAAAAATAGAAGACGCTGTTTTTAAGGTCAAAGAATTGGACAGAGCGGAGCTGACAACTAAATATTCAGAAAGAGTTGAAAATAATAAAATAAAATTCAATCTTGTGGGCGCAATAAATGAATTTTTCAAGCGCTCTGTTTTAGGCTGGGAAAATTTAATAAATGCTGAAACCGGCATGCTTATAAATTTTTCGGATGATGCAAAAGATAATTTACCGTTTGAATTGAAAACAGAAATTTTTAATGAAATTTCTAAACTTTCTAAACTAAATGATGATGAAAAAAAAAGTTAAAAGAAGGAATTGAAGCAATAATTTATAAGCGTAAAAATTACACTTTGGATTATTGGATAATTGAAGCGTGGGAAAATTATTGTTTTTGCGAAGAATTTAAGGTTCTCCCTTTTTCCGGCGGATTAATGGAACAGCCGGCAAAAGCAATAGACATTATGATTATTATAAAAAACTGTTTGAATGAATTTAAAGCGCAACAAAATGAAATTTTAGCAAGAGATATTCGGGCAAAGGAGGTTTTAAAAAGTGGCTGAAAAACAGACTATAATTTTTGAAGGAATTGACAAAGTCACTCCCGTTGCAAACGGGATTAAAACCAGTTTTGCCGGATTGCAAACTGCCGCCGCAGCTTTTGGAGCTGTCCTTTTAACTGGAGTTATTGCAAAAGGTTTTTCTTTTATGATTGCAGAAGCCGCCGAAAGTCAAAAAGTTTTTTCAAACCTTGAAAATGCTTTAAAAAATGTTACTGGAACATCAAAAGAAACCGCCTATCAGGTAGATAGCTTATCTAAAAGTTTAAGCGCAGCGTCTGCTTTTACCGATGAAGAATTAAACACGGCGTTTACACGATTGGTGCAAATAACGCAAGATGTGTCTTTGTCGACAAAAAGTATGCAGATAGCTATGGATTTTGCAAGGGCAACAGGTCAAAGTCTTTTGGAATCCACACAAAGCATAGGAAGGGCTTTAGAAGGTAACACGCGCGGATTAAAACAATACGGAATAAATATACGTGAGGGAGCAACAGAAACAGAAATATTATCCGCTGTTCAAAAACGCTTTGCTGGTGCGTCTGAAAAATATATCAACACACTATCTGGTCAGTGGGATTTATTGAAAACAAATATATCTAACGTGGCAGAAACAATGGGAAATGCTATTGCTCCTTTAATTGAAGCTGGATTAAAAAAAGTAAATGCAGTATTTGATACTAGTGACGAAGCAATAGGAAAAAAATTAATAAAAGATGCACAAGATATCTGGAACAGAGAAACAGAAAGACACAGAAACGGATTATATACCGATGAGTATATGGCAAATCTGGAAAAAGAATTAGATAAGCAGACAGAAATAGGAAAAAAATTAATTCAAAAGGCTAAAGACATTCAGAACGAATTAAACGGAACGCAGACAGAAAAATCAAATACACAAAACGGTGGGGCAGGTTATGCAGCAGCTGCCGCAGCCGCAGGAGCAAAAAGCGGACAGGAATCTTTTAACGAATCTTTAAAAGAATCTATAAATTTAACAAATCAATATGCGCCTATTGTGGCTAATTTAGGGCAAGCAATAGGGCAAACAGCCGCCGGATCAACTAAGGCTTGGCATAATTTTGCACAATCATCTTTGATAGCCTTCTTAGATTTTATTGAAAATGCAATAAAAGCACAGGGAGCCTTAGCCTTAGCAACAGGTAATTTATTGGGCGTTGGTCTTTCTGCTGCCGGAATAGTTGCTGTTGAGGGTTTAAAAGGTGGAATATCAATGTCCATGGATAATAATTCTGGAGCTTCTAATTTTTCGCCTGAACCTTCCGGATATTCGTCTGGAAGTGGCGTAAATAACGCTTCTGTATCTTCACCTTCATCAACTAATTTGACAATTCAGCTTTTTAATCCAGTTTTTATGAGCCGGGAATCACAGTTAAACACAATAAACGACATGTTAAATTTAGCGGCATCAAACGGGTGGAATATCACACGGAATGATGCCGTATCTATTGCGGGGTGATTTTATTATGAAATTATTATTACATAATTTAAATACGGGAAGTTTATTATCGCCACCGACTTTAAGTGTGGATTGGAACGGGGGAACATATTATACAACGCCTCATTTTTGCGCCATTGCAATTGGAATATCATCAATAAATTCCACGCCTCAATTATTAACAGGAATGATCGGATCAATATATAATTGTGGCACTTTGTCTAATCACACGGTATCTTTCGCTCCTCGAACAGATATTGGAACTTATTATTTTTATACGGGAACGGCGGACGCAAACGGAACTTATTTAAAATTAAAAGCAATGTATAACGGAACTTTAGGAACCATAACAACGGCGTTTTTAATAAATTCATTTGGAAGCAATACAAATAGTTATAATCAAACATACACACAATCAATTTTTCTTCCTCAGCCTTCCTCTTATTCAGTTAAATATATAAATAATTTAATAACAAACGGAATGTCAAATAAAGATACGCTAATTTATGATAAAAGCTCAACGCCTGTGATATCTTTAGGTTTTACACAGATATCAGAAACAGAAAAAAGCGATTTAGAAAATATATATAATTGGCGTGCTGAAATGAGATTTTTCCCGAATATAGACGGGAACGGTACTAATTATTATGACTGTTACTGGGCTAATGATTTTGATTTTAGCTGGACTGTTCCGACTTATTCTGAAGGTGGATACAACGGAAATATACAATTAAATTCACTCTATGGCAATAACACTGCCAAAAGGATATATTAAAATGTATCCCGTTGACAATTATTTTAAACAAAATAGTATAAAAAATTATTCAAAACCTACTTTTAAGATAAGGTTATATGATGATACTTTTGAATACACGGGAAAGGGTTTTGGAAGTTCTAATCTTGACCCTTTCAAAAGGGCTGGAACATTTTTAGGAACAAAAGTTGGATATGGATTTTATGATTATAAAAATAATTTTAACAACGCTGAAATTGGAACTACGGACGCAACACAAAAAGGATCGACGCTGGGTTTGTGCCCAGAAAAAACAGATGGCACAAAATTATATTTTAATGTTTCATATTTTGAAGATGGCACGTGGACAAGTCCGATATTAACGCCTTTTTATAATGCAACATGGGATAAATGTTATATCACAGATAACACAAATGAAGATTTGCTTAATCCTAATTTAATTTTTAGTGAAAATTTTGAGAATTACGAAAAAGTTTTATCAAATTTTGATTTAATTTTACAAAATAATACGGGTGGAACGACATATAATGTGAAAAATTTTGCACCGTGGGATTATGGGCTACAAAATGGATACAGTTTTGCTATTTATGGATATAATACATTTGAATATCCTTTATCGTCAAGATTATGCTTAAAAAATAAAAATATATTTCCTAATACTTTTTTAAATTGCGGTGAGGTTTCTCTTGATTTTAATATATTAAATGGCATAAATATATCTGATTTAACAGGCACGGCAACAGATGTAGAAGTATCTAACGGTGGGCAAACACTTTTATTTTTAAACAGTGTTGCAGGCAACTATATATTAGTAACGGTAGGCACTGTCGGTAATGTAACAACTTGGTTTGGCGATAGTTATGCTTATGTAGGTACTATTGCTTTTAATACAACTCATAATTTGAATTTAGCGTGGAATAATTCAGGAACCTTTATATATTGGAACGCTTGGCTTGACGGCGTTAAATCCTCTGGAACGGTTAGCGGAACTTACGCGCTTGGAACGATAAAAGACGCTGAAATCTGTAAATTATATACTGATGTGGATATAACGTTACCATATCTTAATGTAATGATGGTTGATAATTTTAGATTATATAATACCAGAATACACGATAATACATGGAAGGGGTATCGGTCAGCGATTGGTGTCAAACCTGATTATAGAATTAAAACCTCAAATGACGGCACAGTATGGAGCGATTGGTATAAATTTTCTTCCGAAAATACAAATAAAAATTCAGAAAATTATGATTTTTGTTTTAATATAGGAACAAATACCACAGGGAAATTTGCACAATTTCAAATAAATTTTTCAGGCACAGCCGGAACAGGTACATGTTCCGTTACATCTTTTAAGCCGCATTGTTTTAAAGATATCAGCGAAAACGAAATAATGTCAATATCAGATATTGAACGAAAAATAGATAATAATAACAAAATAGGACTAATAGAGGGTAATGATTTTAATTTTACAATTAGCAATATAACAGGAAGTTTTTTTGGGGCTGAACAGCAAAACAAATATGATAACCCTATTTTTTTAAATAGACCGTTGTTAGTTAATAGCCCTGTATCGGTAGTTGCAGGGTTTGGAGGTACGGGAACATCAGGCACTCAATATGCGCCTGTTGCTTATGGTTATGTGACTAATTACAATTTATCACCTGATAATTTTAACATTAATTTTAGGGCTTCTGACCCTTGGACAATTTACGGCGATTTACAAGCCGGAACATCAACAGGCACAAAGGCAATTGGATCAATTTTGCAGCATTTTTGTGATTATAATAACATTTCTAGAAGTAGGCAAAAAATTGAAAATATTTCTTTAAGTTATGAAAAAATAGAATTGTCAAACTCAAAAAAAATACCTTTGCAACCTTCTAATGGCGGCTGGGGCGATACGTGGGAAAACACTTTTTTACCCGGACTTACAAAAAGGGATAACAGTTATACATCGTATAATCCGTGGCTATGCGGTCAAACTTATGACGGAAATTATACTACTTTTTGGTTTCCAGGAGTTGGTTGGCGCAGACATACCACAGCAGCTTTGGAAGCAGAAAATTTAAAAATAAATGATTGGCCTGAAAATAATCCCGGTCGTTCTTTTTGTAGCGGATATTTAAATAATTCCAGTGAATTTGTTTATGTATTGTTTCAAGGGAACGATAAAATAAATGTTGCTTGTACAAAAGGCGGAAATGTAACGTTCAATTCTACTGACGCTTCGTTTACAACTGGAAGTGCGTTACCAGTTTTAGCGTCTGTGTGGGATAACGCTTCTTTTTCTGGAAACGGATATTGCAGAATTTTAGAAAATGTAAACGGAACGGCATACATGGAAGACTATTATTTTAACCCTTACGTTTCCGCTGGATTGACAGCATCGGGAACAACTACAAAACTTGGAGCTTTTTCGCCTACTGCTATATGTTTAATTCCTCAGCCAGTAAAAACTGCAAACGGAACAACAGCTTATTATTATTTAATTAGCGGAACAGAAAGCACGGGCAAAAAATATATTTACAAATATCTTCCTGGAACCGGAACTTGTACTTCTTATATTGACAAAATAGAAGTTTTTAAAAGTTATCAAAGCCTTTTTTATAAAAAAGATGAAAATTTGTTATACGTGTACGGAATGGATAAGGTAAATCAGAGCTATCATTATGAAGGCAATTTTAATTCAATTCTAAAATATGATTATGCACAATCAAGCATAAATAGAATTGGTATTTTTGGATTAAAAACGCAACATTCGCCTTTTACCCTTGGAACTTTATTTTTAAATGGTACAGCACAATCTGGAACTTTTTTTAAAATTGAAGGAACAAAAGGCGAAATATATTTCGATAATTTATATTCAAATAATGATTTCTTTAAAATATCATATACATGCCCGTATATTTATGCAACAGCTCCCGGAACAGGGGCAACGTTTAAAAGTGCAATACAATCACTATCTAATTTAGCGCTTGCCAATTCATACTTTGACGCAAGCGGAAACTTTGTATTTAAAAATAAATTGTCAACTACAAAAACTTTTTCAATTAGCACGGACGGAACAAGATCATATGGCAATGGACTTCAAGAAAATATTATATCTGGAAATATTTATCAAGACGTAAATAAAATTAAAAACGTAATAACAGTTATAGGCACTGGAACAAACAGAACAACACAACCAGATGTCACAAGCGAAGCAATATATGGAACACGGATTATGAGCGATTATACAAATAATTATATAAGCACATATGCGGATACATGTACATATGGAACTTTGTTGTTAAATTATATGGCTTTTGCAAAAACATATGTTACGGCAAAACTTCCTTTTCATCCTGAAATAGAAGTTTCAGACGGATTTGATTTTATCGACACATATAATGGAATGGTTGCAAATGATGCTATAGTTAAAAGTATTAAATTTGATTTTAAAAGTTTTACAACAGAAATAAGTGGAGAAACAAAAACCAAATAATAAGGATGTGTTTATGTGGACATTGATTTTAATGACGTTTCTTTAAAAAATATATTAACGTCTATGGGCGCAGTTTTAGCCGAACAGAAAAACGTATCTGAAAAAATGAAAAAGATTGATGAGAAACTGGAAAAAGTAAGAGAGATAGTAGCTGGACCCGAAGGCAGAATAGAAGAAAGTTTTTCATATAGAATTAAAAATTTAGAAGATACTGAAAAAAATTGCCCTATAAATGATGTAAAAAAAATATATGACAAATTGGCAATATACGGTGGTGTAATTGTAGTATTGTCCGGCATAATAGTTGCCGTCATAGAAATTTATTTTAAAATGAAGGCTTCATAATGAAAATTTCAAACAACTTTATCGTTCAAGAATTTATCCCTAAAAAAATATATGATATTCACGGCAATTTATCAAAAAGATATATTAACGAAAAACTTGTGAATATTGCCGAAATAATCAGAGCTTTTTATAAAAAGGCTGTGATTATAAATAACTATCATATAGGCGGCGAACACGACAACAGAGCTTTAAGGCTGCCTGGTGACCCGTATTATAAATTAACATCCGATCATAGCCACTGGTTAGCTTTTGATTTTGAGGTTGAAGGCGTGCAAAGTTTACAGGTACAAAAAGATATTATAAAAAATCAGGCGTTAAATGAAAATTTGGTTGACGCAGGGGCAACGGGTATAGAAATAAATACTATTGGCTGGACGCATTTAACCGTGTCTGATTTGTCTCTATGGAGCATACCCGAAAAAAACGGGATTAAATTAATATCTGTTGTGAAAAAATGAAGAAAAAAATATACGATAAATTTTTCTTTTTTGTCTCTATTTTTTTTACGCTATTGACGGCTTTATTATTTTATCAAAACACACAAATGAAACAAAATTTATTTGTAACAAATTTAAGGGCTGAAACATACGCAAGAGCAAACGGGAAAAATATAGCATGGCAAAAGGTTAAACAATATCCAAAAATGTATTTAAACCTTGAAAATGAAATCGGCATTCCAAAAAAAATATTACAATCTATAAAATCACACGAAAACGGAAGTACGGTTATAGAATTTGGAGTTAAAAAAATACCTATAGAAGTTATTGAAAAAGAAAACCCGGAAGAATGGCAGGCAAGAGCAGCCGCAAAAATAGCAATACAAGAAGCCTTCAAGTTAATTTTATCAGATAAAAAATTACAATCCGAATATTTTAAGGTTTTAGGCTCAAGATATTGCAATCACGACAAAGTGTCGTGGGCTAAAGAAACAGAAATATTATATAAAAAACTGGAGGGGATCAATGATTAAATTTATTTTAAGCCTGTTTAGAAAAAAGATACATAGCCATTACTGGTATTGGTTTAAAAATAAAAATTGAGGTGATATATGACGCAATTAAAATGGACGGAATTAAAAGGGTATGTTGTGGATCTTGTAAAAAGTGGAAGGCTTGTATTTGTCGGGGTGCATACTAATAATTGGTTCGACTTTGCCGGTCGTTTGGTTCAGGCAACAGGTTATTTTTGCCATGTTTTTTATTGCGTCTATATTGACGGCAAAGGAAGATTATTGACAATAGAAGCAGACGGGAAAAAAGTAGCATGGCATGATTTTGACGAGTATGCGAATAAAATAAAATCTGGAAATAGAGAATTAACTATCGGATATATAGATGCAACCCCAGAGCAGAAAAAAAATGCTGATATTGAGGCACGCTCACAGGTCGGGCATAATTATGATGACGGCGAAAACAAGTGGCAAGGAATTGTTGAGGTGATATCATGGTTCGGGAACGTGGGTAAACTTATAAGCGGTCAGTTAGATAAAATTAAAAACCCAATGGGAAGCAAAGAGAAATTTAATTGTTCGGAATCTTGTACAAGGATTTGCCGATATGTTAATATTAATATTGTCAAACAAAATCCCGATCCAAAAATGGTTACGCCTGCAGAATTTATGAATGATATATTGCTTAAAAAAGATTTTAAAAGTATAAAAGACTAGTCAAATTAATTTTTACCCATTATACACAGTTATACACCTTGTATAACGCCGCTACAGTGCCATTTTTTAGCCCTTAAATGCCTCTATATTTGATTATCTCGGCTAAGGGTATATATCTATACCCTCTAAAAATAAATCTACAAATAATCTAAATTAATACTTGACAATTTCTTAATTTTTGTTATACTATAGGTGTAAGGCAAGAGAAACAAAAACGGAAGGCCCGAAGAGGGTGGAGGAGAGAAATGGGAAACAACAAACGCAAGGCAGTAATAGTAATGGACAACGGCGGAGGATGTACGCTGATACTTGGTAAGACGTATCAACATTGTTATGACGACATGGCGCAAGCGAGACATGACGCAGAGGCTTACGAGGCAGGAGAGGACACGTCAGATTGGGATGGCAACGAGATTGCGGATTATCCTCTGGACATACATTGTGAGGACTATTATAATCAAGAGCGCAACGGCGGCTACAGGACATATTATAGCGTTGACGACATTGATAACAATAGCAAGGGCTGGGATAGCGCGGGTAACGTAATAGATTTCCGCGCGGCAAAAAAAAATAAATAAGCGAAAGATAACCCGCCGCCGGTCGGGCATAACCGGCAAAAAAAAACAAAGGGAGTGGAAAAATATGACAAAAACAATCGTCCTATTATTGTCCAAGTTATGCTCACACAGGTTGACAGAGTCGACAAAATATAACCGCTCATAAGGGCAATAAAAAAAACAAAGGAGCAAAAAAAATGACACCGAAAGATATTAAAAAAGTAAAATCAAAAGATGGTCAGCAGTTTAATTATCGCTTTACAGATGCCGAGGATAAAATGGATTTTGTGAATACAATTAAAGAACTAAAGTGTCGGAACATGGCGGAAGGGTTTCGTTCACTAAGACAATTTTACGAAAGGAACAAAACCGACCAAAAATAGTAATTGAGTTTTGATACTGAGGGTGTTATAATGTCTGTCTAGTAAGGCAGCCTAACACAGGGAGGGAAAGAGAATATGTTGCATAAACATCGGATGTCGCTAAGAAGGCACATCCAGAAAATGCAAGACGCAAGCAACAAATACAGCGCCAGCGAAAAAAAGTATGAGGATCAAAAAGAATGGTCAAAAGCGTGTTCCGAATTTGAAAACTTTATTTATCGTAATTTTGTCAGCGACGAAAATCACCAATGGTTAAAATATCACTATGACCAACGGGTAGCAGAAATAGAAAAAATAAAAACTGAAACAGAAAAAAAGACTGCTTTAACACTTGTACTTGAAAAACTCATAGACAATAAAAATTGCAATATCAACTTGACAAGCGCTTAGTTTTTTTGTAAAATTAGTATGAAATATAGGAATAAAAAAAATGGCTTCCAACTTCGCATTATGTATCAGCAGCGAACTACATGTGAGGGGGCAGCCGGAAAAAGGGAGACCGGCGATGGAATCTGCGACATCAAGAGAAAAAGAATTAAAAAGCCTGACACACCTTATTAATATTAATCACATTACAATTAACCGCAAGGAACTATTTCTGTTCCTTTGCGGTTTTTTTTTATTTAAGGGGGTGATTTTTTATGGAAAAAGAAATTTTTGTAAAAGTTAGGGCATCTGGAGAATACGGCGTTCTTTTAAAAGAAAAAGAATTTAAAAAAATGGATAACAGAGATGTTCTTGTTTTTCTGGAAACCGGTGAAAAAGAAACGTATAAATTTTGGGAACTGGAACAGGTGATAGCGCAATGATTGATTTAAAAATGGAAAACGAGCTTTTAAAACTCGAAAATGAAAGGTTAAAAAACGCCGTGGAAGATACTGAAAAAACGATTGAACAGATAAGAAAAGATACGCTGGAAAACATAGACGAAGCTATTGAAAAACTAAAAAAATTATTACCGAAAAAAGAAAGGGGAGCTAAATGAATATAAGAGAACATAACAGGCGTATGTTTTGGTTTAGATTTATCTCATGGCTGTATAAAAGGGAGGGATGAAAAAATGAAAAATGAACCTGAAAAGAAACCGATAATCGTAAGGGTAAGGGCAACTGGAGAAATGGGAGAAATAATCGAACCGTTGACGGTGGTTATACCCGAAGTAGTTTTTACGGTGGAGTTTAAAGAGACTGGAAAAATAAGAAAATATAAATATGAAGAAGTTGAGACGGTAAATTAAAAAGGGAGGAAAAAAATGAAAAATCAGGTTGTAATTAAGAAGGACGAACCAATAAGCATGGAGTCAATAATATTAAGGGCTATTGAAAAAAATACACCCGTGGATGTTATGGAGCGCTTATTGGCAATGCGAATGGAATTAAAAAAAGAGTTTGCGAGGGAGCAATATTATGTATCCCTTGCAAAGTTCCAAAGCGAAATACCACCAATAAAGAAAACTAAGAAGTGTATGAACAGAGACGGTGTAACAGTGCGTTATTGTTATGCGCCAATAGAGGACATTATAGATCAAGTTAAAGATGCATTAAATTACAACGGTTTTTCTTGCACTTTTGATACCAAGCCAATTAAAAAGGATTCTAAAGATTATTTAGCGGTATTTTGTTTTTCCCATCATACTGCTGGGCATTCGGAAACAACGTCAATTGAAATCCCGTTAGGCGAAGCTAAATTTATGACGGATCAACAGGAAGTAGGTTCTGCCTCTTCTTACGGCAAGAGATATGCTTTTTGCAATGCTTTTAGAATAATGACAGAGGATGAAGATAATGACGCAAACGAAATAAAAGTAGAAAAGAAAGAGGAACCATCTCCTGTTATTAATTTAACCCCGGAAGACAAGAAAATTTTTGACGATTATTACGCCGTGCTGACCATTCCGCAGAAAAAAGAGCTTGCAGAAACTTTCGGGATAAAAAGTAAGACTGATTTTTACAACAAAGTACCAATAGGACACATCAAGGCAACTATGCCAAAAACACAGGAGGAAATAGATGAAAAACATTAACACGGGTATTTTATCAGGACGATTAGCAAGTGTAAGCGCTTTAAACGACAAGAACGGCTGGAAAAGTTGCTATTTTGAGTTGGAACACAAAAAAGAATGGAAAGATAAATCCGGTAATCATCAGGAAAGGGTTTTCAAGAATAATTTCAAGGCTGATAACGACCTTGCCGAATTTTTGCAGACTGTCAATATAGGGATAAAGGTTGTTATCCAATATAAACTTGAATCGTATGAGAACGCATCAAAGGACGGCTCAAAGGTTTATACGAACACATCAATTATCGCCGAAAGTCTCGAAGTGTGCGGAATAGACACAGTAGGAAAGACAGAAAAAGAAGAAGCGCCGTTTTGAAAAAGGAGCAAAAAAAATGACGCTTATATCTCAAGAGTACATGAAGCAGCACATGGAAGATTATACACATCCTGATAACACCAATAATTTAATGGAGGATAATATTATGAACGGACTTAACGCAATAACACCGGTAGATAGTGCAAATCTTGCTTTAAAAAAGTTTGTCGAAGACGATTATCCAATGATACATGACACAACAGAATTATTGACGGTTAATAATCCAGAAACATTTGCAGCCGCCGGGGATTGGCGAAAAAAAGTAACAGACGCAATTAAAGCAATAGAGACACGGCGTAAGGCTATTGTAGACCCAATAAATAAAGAACTCAAAGACGTTAATGCGGCGTTTAAAATGGTCTCCACGCTGTTTGACGGGCTTTTAACTCAATTAGACGGCAAAATGAAGCCTTTTGCGATACAACAGCAACAAGCCCGAGAAGCAGCCGCAGAATTGGCAAGACAGGAAGAATTGAAGAAACGTGAAGCATTACAGGCGGTAGTAGAAAAAACAGCAACAGAAACAGGAAACGAAACTTTACTTGAAATGGCGATCGGAATCGAAGACAACAAAAATAAATTTGCCGAAAAGGAATTAAAGGTTACAAAAACCACGCACGGCGAGGAAGCGTCAACGTCTCTTAAAAAAAGGTGGTATTACCGTGTAACGGATGAAACAAAAGTGTGCAAAGAATTACTATCTGTTGATGATAAAAAAGTTAAGGCTTTTATGGCTGCTAATGACGCAGATTTAAAAGTAGGGAAATTAACAGCTTTGGGCATTGAATTTTATTGCGATTATGACTTGTCAAGCAGAGGAAAATAATGAAAAATCCCCCGGCGTGTTCCCGATTTTTACCCCTCCTATTTTCCCCTTTAACCACGCCGGGGGTTAAAAAAGAAAGGGTGACTAATGATAAATTTAGAAGAAACTAAAGATATATACGAAATGGAACATCAGGCGATAACGAATAGTTTATGTACATATGAACGCCTTGTCATGGCTGATGTGACCGTATCAAAAATTACATCGGAAATTGAAAGGGATATTGACTACATGCGTTGTGCGATAGGTATAGATAACGGCATAGAGCCGGACGGAAAAACAACGAGTGTTGCAAAGCTGGAATGGATTTTCAAAAATGAGACAGTTGAATTGCGTCATTGGTTACGAATATTTCAGTCATTGTACAGCACGATTAAATCGAAACAGTTTAAAGAAACGAGATATTAAAACGCAATAATAAGATAAAGCCGGGGAAACAACGTGCCGATGTTCTTTTACCAGATAACTGCTATCAGCGGTTATTATCATGTTTGTCCTGCCTGCCGCCTCTTGACCCGGGGCGGTGGGAACTAAAACAAAGGAGCTAAAAAATAATGACTAAAAAAAGAAAAGGGTGGCAATTGGAAAAGTTTTCGTGTGGAAAAGTGGAATACACAGGAACGCTTAAATTTTCAAAAGAGAAGCAGATTTCCGGATTTTGCAAGCAAAATTACATGGACGCAGACAGGCAGTTTAAGCTTGCTGTAGCGTGCGTGTATCTGACTTATCTAAGAGAGTGTTTGGGCTTAAATTACACGCTTGATGAAATGCCCGGCATGGATATGGACAGCAAGCCAGCAATAGAATCGTGGGAATATTATCAACTTGATCATATAACCAATAAAACGCACGGTGAGCGATACAATTTAAAAAACGCACAACTAATTAGTCCTGTGACGCATGATATAAAAACAGACAGCGGTAAATACACCGATTACAGAAGCCTTTCGTACAAAGTTTGGCTACTGAAAAAAATAAAAGAAAGAAATGAAATATGATTAAAAATCCCGAAGCGGAAACTCCGTATCGCAAAAATCAGATGAAACTTGTGTTTGAAATTATGTCAGACGGACAGACGCACAGCAAATTTGAGATAGCGGATAAATTAAAAATTGACAGCTCAAGTGTCGCCTCGAGAATTCGCGATTTGCGTTTAAATAAAAATGGTGCGTGGAATATTGTTATGGTAAGTCTTTGTAACTACCAGCTATTACCTGGGCGATATGTCAACGTAGACAAGCGCCAAAAAGAAACGGAATATAAATATACTTATGAAAAGGGATTACTTTTTCAGACTGAAAATGAGAAAAGGAGTTAAATAAAAACATGGAGAAACATAGAACAATGTCAACTTACACATGGACTGATCCTTGGATTGAGAATTTAAATTTCAAAGAAAAACTTGTTTTTGTTTATCTCTGTTTTAACCAGAACGACAACCTTGCCGGAATATATCAGATAAGCAAAAGCACGATAGCCGGACAAACGGGGCTTACCATGGAAGATATTAACAACGCCTTTAAAAAATTTGAGGACGATAAGAAAATAATGTTCAATGATAATGTTGTAGCCATTAAAAACAGGATAAAAAATAACAATCTCAAAAATAAGTTTATTGTCAAAAGTATAGAAAACATATTAAAAACAAGCCCAAAATGGGCTTATGATTTTGTAGACAAAACAGGCTTAAAGGACTCATCGAGTAGTCCTCTGGGAGAGGTCGACCACGTAAATAAAGATAAAGATAAGAATAAAGATAAGGATAAGAATAGTTCTTTTAATGCTTTAGGTCTTTTTATGGACACTTTTCTTTTTTATCGAAAGAAAAAATATATATCGAACGAAGGTAAAGACGGAACATTGCTTAAATCCCTTTTGAAACAAATATCAGTTGACGAATACAAAGAATTGCTTCCGAAGTTTTTTTTATCAAACGAATCGTTTATCAAAGGCTCCGATTATGGCGTGGGAGTTTTTAAAAGTCAGGTAAATAAGTTAAGGGTAGCAAAACAAACAGGACACGAAATAAAATACATGGGGCAGGTGATTAAGTGAAAAAAGAATTAGACAAACAAAGCAATATTACGCAGTTTGAATTTGGAAACACAGAAAAATCAGCGAAAGAAATAACTCCCGAAAGACAAGAGTTTATAGAAAACCACGTCCAACAAAATTTTTATACAGAATGCATTGGCGTAATTAATAAAATGACCGATCTTACTTTTCCGAAGCCTTATAAAAAATACAAAGTAACGATAAGCATTAAGATGCGCGAGATAAAAAAATGAAACGCCCTTTATCCGAAATCTTAAAAGAATTTGAATCTACGGATTTTACAAACGTAGAAAATCATCAGCCAGTTAAAACTGTATGCGCCATGTCGCCTGAACAATTTCGGATCATGCAGGAAACCGAATATAGGCAATCAGGAGTTACAGATAGACATATGGCATGTACTTTTGAAAATTACACGATTAAAAATGAATCACAGAAACGATATGTTGAAGAATTAAAAACAGATTTTAAGTCATGGTTTTTAATCATCGGAAATACAGGAACAGGCAAAGGACACTTAACCACGGCGATGATTAAAGACCGCATTAAAAATAACAAGACGGCATACAGGGCAAATATTAAAAAGTTAATCGACAAAATTCTTGCGTGCGAGCTAAGCGCACGATATGCCTTCACAAGTTTTTTAGAATCAGTTGACCTGCTTGTTATTGATGAACTCGGAAGGTCAACGGAAAAGGAGTATTTTGAGAAAACACTTTACGACATCTTGGACGCTCGATTTAATCAGTTTAAACAGACGGTAATTATTTCAAATCAAAGTGTAGAAGAAATTTATGGAAAATTTGATGAAGCTGGTCAACGCAGACTATCAGAAAGCACAAAGATATTAAATTTTAACTGGGAGGGTGAAAAATAATGGAACCTAAAAAAGGGGAACGCAAATGTGAATGCGGAAATATAGCTACTCATACTACTACAAAATACGGCAAACGGTGGAGTTGTAAAGCGTGTGGTGGTGTTGCATGGGGCGATGGAACATTTGCGGATAAAGAATTGAGGTTGTTAAGAAATGCAGCGCACGCCGCATTTGACGCATGGTGGCAAAATTCGGGAATAAAAAGAAAAGTTGCCTACAAAATGCTTGCAGGCGCTCTTGGAATAAAAGAAAGCAAAGTACATATGCGATATATGAACAAAGAACAATGTAAGACAGTTGCAAAAATTTATGGAAGCACAAAAACAGGGGAGGGTGGAAAATGAAATTGTGGAAATCGCTGAAGGATTTGAACGGGAAATATGTCAGCAATTATGACGACAGTAGCTGGGAACTGGGCGTGTGGCGATCGGTAGAAAGCCCACAAGTAAGTTGCAAAGGGTTAAACGCCAGCAGAAATGTAATAGACGCAATGAGCTACGTGCCTGCAGAGTGGATAGCTTTGATAGAGGCAAAAGGAAAAATAATAAATTGTGGGGATAAATTTGCGTGCGAAAAAATGAGAATAATAAAAATTTGGAAATGGGAAAAAGAAGATAGCGTTAAATTGGCGGTATATGCCGCTGAATTAGTTTTGGATATTTTTGAGAAAAAATATCCGAAGGATAAAAGACCGAGAAAGGCAATAGAGGCGGCGTGGGATTATTTAAAAAATCCTACAGCGGAGGCGGAGGCGGAGGCGGCGGAGGCGGAGGCGGCGGCGGCGGCGGCGGCGGAGGCGGCGGCGGCGGCGGAGGCGGCGTGGGCGGCGTGGGCGGCGTGGGCGGCGGCGTGGGCGGCGGCGGCGGCGGAGTGGGCGGCGAGGGCGGCGGAGTGGGCGGCGAGGGCGGCGGTATACGCAAGC